GATTCCTTATGGAATTTCCTTAACGCAATGGAGAACCAGAACATGACGCTTTCGTTCTGGCGAACAATTGAATCCGAGGCGGAGTGCTTTTCGTCTACCAAGGCGAGGGGTGCCCGTCAGGGTAAGATTGCCACTAAGGTCGAACCGGCAGGGAAGGTTCGGGTCTTTGCCATTGTGGACTACTGGTCGCAATGCGCCCTTAAGCCGTTGCACGATTTTGTGTTTGGGATCCTACGTTCCATCCCTCAGGATGGGACGTTTGATCAAGAGCGGCCCGTGAAGCGTTTGCTACAGCGAGCGCCACCGGGTGCGGTGTTCCATTCATTCGATCTTAGTGCAGCGACGGACCGGTGCCCTATTGCGATTCAAGAGCTCATCGTGGCCGTGATGTTCGGCGCTACGTATGCAGCTGCGTGGGTTGAGCTACTCGTCGGGAGACCGTACTTCGTGCCAAAACAAGGTCCGAGAGAACAGGGGGTTCCTCGGTTTGTTAAGTACGCGGTCGGTCAACCGATGGGAGCTTATTCTTCGTGGGCGGTATTTGCGTTGACGCATCACGCGATTGTGCAGTTTGCCGCTTACTTAGCGGGGCATAAGGGTTGGTTTGGGCTTTACGCCTTACTTGGAGATGATATCGTCATAGCTGACGTTAAAGTCGCAAACAAGTATCAAAGGTTATGCAAGTGGCTGGGGATGAGCATCGGTATTAGTAAGTCCATGATAAATGACAATTTGTCATGCGAGTTCGCTAAGAAAGTGTTCGTTCAAGGCAAAGAGTGTAGTGCGTTCCCGTGGAAGTTGTGGTCCGTGTCGCAGTCATCTTTAGCTGCGGCAGTGGCCGCTCTTCAGCGGGTTTCGTCTACAGGATTGAGCCTAACAGCCGCCCAAGTAGCCTTGGCGTTCGGAGCTGGGATGCGTACCGTGGCGCGCGTGGGCGCGAAGTGGAGTAATATCCCTTCTCGTCTGCGGGCGTTTTTGGTGATTGCGTCTCATCCTTCGAGTCAGACCGTACTGTCTCGTCCTACGTGGATTGATTGGATTGCTACTAAGGGTCCGATGCTGCCTGTATTGTATGGGCCTGACGTGATGACGTGGTTCAATAATTGGTGCCAGCCTCTGGTAACGGAGGTTCTGGACCCTCTAAGTGAGCGCGTTGACGCGTTAGTGTCGAGATTATTCTTCGGTGAGGGTGAGGTGAGTGGCTTAGCCGCTTACGCTCCCAAACCGGTGAGTGGTCTCCCTACACCAGTTGAAAGATACCTGGAAAGCAAGGTTAATGCCGCGATAGTGAAGTTTCAGGACTCGGAAGAAAAAGCCCGAGCTTCCCTTAAACACTTACAACGGCTTGATATCAAACTCTTGGCTGTACAAGCATCTGCTATTTTTAATCAAGTAGTAGGTGTGATCGAGGACAGAGCGAGTGCGATCGCGGAGTTCGGGTCTCGGTTAGGGGTAACCGAGATCTCGGACAGTGCGGTCAAACAACCGATGTCAGCGATCTACAGCCTTTGGGAGAGATGGAGAGCTCGTGCTATTAAATCGAGCGTTGTTGAGGGTACGACTCCAAGGGTGTCCCAAGGAGTACGGCCTACGGCGGCGGATCCGATAGATACGCGCCTGCCGTCGGAGCTTATGGAAGATGATGATGATGCGTCGTCAGGGGCAGAGTTCTTCTAAAGGGTTAAATTCCCTGAACTCTGTTGTTGGCGATGGTTGTCATTGTTTTTCGTAGGTTTGCGAGTAGGTGAGGTCCTCATCCTGAAGACTAATCGCCTTCGGGAACGGGATAAAGAGTACTGAGTATACCCGCTTTAAGGGCGGTTCCGCTTAGGAAATTTATCATTTATTGGCTATGCACAGCGTAAACGATGTCATAGCGGGTGTTGGGTACGAACGTGCCTTGGAGTTTGGGTCTAGCACGCCCTTACTTCGGAAGGAAACTTCCAGTTAGTCTATCCGCAAACAAGTAAGTAGCCGGCAGGGAGTAATCCCACCGTTCTACCCTTGAAATTGAA